AAAGCCTGTGTTAAGGACGAGCCTACAAAGAAAGGCAAGGAGAAGGTACGTGTGTTTCAAGCATGCGAATTTGCTTTCCAATTGCTGATCCGTAAATACTTCCTTCCTATCGCTCGAATTATGTCAATATTTCCTTTGACTTCCGAGTGTGCTGTAGGAGTAAATGCTCAAGGTCCAGAATGGGATCAACTCGCTAAGCATATGTTGAAATTCGGTTCCGATCGAGTTTTTGCTGGAGATTACAGTAAGTATGATTTAAGGATGCCTGCATCGCTTATTCTTGCTGCTTTCAAAAGCATGATCAATATTGCTGAAGAGTGCGGAGATTACTCTGCTCCTGAACTTTTCGTTATGAAAGGAATCGCCACTGAAATCGCGTTCGCGTGTGTTTCTTATAATGGTGATATCATTATTCATCGCGGATCTAACCCATCAGGACAAAATCTCACTGTATACATTAACTGTATTGTCAATTCATTGTTGATGCGCTCTGCGTATTTTCATATGTGGCCTGCCGAACTCGGCCCTCCTCAACCTTTTCGTAGAAATGGTTCGATGATGACATATGGTGATGATGTATCTGGTTCCGTCCGTAAGGGATTTGACTGGTTCAATCATATCTCTTTTGCTCAATTCTTGGCTGAACGTGACATGGTTTTCACTATGCCAGATAAAGAATCTGAACCAACACCTTATATGAATGATAGAGATGTCGACTTCTTGAAGCGCCATAATGTTTTCAATCCTGATACAGGATTGATCCATGGTGCTCTACAGGAGGCATCCATCTTCAAATCACTTCACTCTGTTTTGAAGTCTAAGGTAGTTTCCCCCCAAGACCAGAGTGCCATGAACATTGATGGTGCTCTCAGAGAATGGTTTCAGCACGGACGCGATAAGTATGAATTGCGCCGTCAGCAAATGATTCAAGTTGCCGAAAAAGCAAACCTCTCTCATATGTGCTCTGAACTCCAGATCACTTATGATCAACGTTTAGATATGTTCAAAGAGAAGTATGATTGCTAATTTGGCAGCACCGTCCTGAAATGACGAAAAACTTGAGCAAACCCCGGAGCTATTCGTGGTGATAAGTTTAAAATAGCATTCATGTATTGGATTACCGTATGTTAGATAGTTTGTATGTTTGTATACTATATATAGGCTTGCATGTCTCGTGGCAGTCAGTTGACTACTCCTATTTAGGAGAGGCCTCGCCAACCAACCAAATATACTGAGGATGGAACGTAGAGTAGCGTAACCAATCCAATATACTTAAATTACTTACTAGCCAAAATAATTCAAGTGCTGACGGAGGTGCAGCGTATAACATCTCCAAAGTCTCGAATCTTTCGAGCGCCCAAACGACGAACTTCGTCGATGGGGACTCACCGTGGTCATACGACATCGTCGCAAGCCCCGATGAAACAACAGAACTCTCGGGTTTCTCTGACGCTCAACTGGGTGATTTCCTCAGTAGGCCGATTAAAATCAAAGAGTATCAATGGACTCCTGCGGCTGCGCTGTCGGTTACACGTTTCAATCCGTGGACCGAATTTTTCGGCAATGCTGACGTCCTTGATAAAATTAATCGCTATCGTAACTTGCGTTGCAACCTTCGTTTGAAGGTTTTAGTCAATGGTAATAGTTTTTATTATGGTCGTGCTTTGTTATCTTACAATCCTTTTGTTACTGATGATGAAGTTACTGTAAATAGAACTTTTATTCCAGAAGACTTGATGCAAGCTTCCCAAAAGCCACATCTTTTGTTAGATCCAACTTCTTCTCAGGGAGGAGAAATGCTTTTGCCATTTATATGGCCAGAGAATTATTTGGATATTACGAAGGCTGGTTGGCCAGATGAAATGGGAGAAATTGATATTCACGATTTCGATGTTCTAAATCATGCCAATGGGGGCACAGACCCCATTACAATTACTGTTTTCTGCTGGGCGGAGAACCTTACTCTTTCAGTACCTACTACTGCATCTGCTCAAGGTGCGGTTGAAGAAGCTGATCTTGATGAGTTCGGATTTCCTAAACCCTACAGTAAACAAGCCGCTACTAAATCGAAGAAATCGATGAAGCAATCCTCTAACACATCAAGTAATGATGAGTTTTCAAGTGGAGGATTAAT